TATTATTATTTAACTAATATTACGCTTTTACTTATATTTAATATTAGACACAATTCAATATTAAATATAAAAATTACTTATTATTATACCACGATACCACTATACCACTATACCACTATACCACTATACCATTATACCATTATATGACATCAATAGAAAATACTCAACATCACGATGATACTATCAAAAAAAACTCCCAGTTATTACAAATTCACACAGATATACATGAAAAATTAAAATATTTCATAGAAATCAAAAAAATCCCCAATATTATTTTTCATGGTGTGTCGGGGTGTGGTAAAAGAACTATCGTAAAATTGTTCATAGAGGATATTTATAAAAACAATAAAGAGTCAATAAAAAATTATGTAATGGAAGTGAATTGTGCACACGGGAAAGGGATACGATTTATTCGCGAAGAGTTGAAACTATTTGCACGAACAAATATAAATTTAAAAGATGGCGAAACATTTAAGACGATCATTTTATCGAATGCTGACAAGTTGACCATAGATGCACAATCTGCTTTACGAAGATGTATTGAATTGTTTAGCCATTCTACGAGATTTTTTATTATAGTGGAAGATAAGTATAAATTATTGAAACCTATATTGTCGCCATTTAGCGAGATAATTGTGCCCTAACCTATACTAAATAATAAAGTTATTAACTTACACAAATATGCAATTAAGGAAACGTTTGATCTTGATAAACTTGCAAAAAATAAATGCGAAAATCTTAAGCGAGAAATAAACGAAAATAAAGAGTATACACTAGTTGAACTAATTGAAATGTGCACGAAATTTTATGAAAAAGGATACAATAGTTTAGACATTATTAAATATATAGAAATGTCTCCACTACAACGGATTAGCGAAGAACAAAAATATGACTTCATGATTACATTTAATAAGATAAGAAAAGAATTTAGAAATGAGAAACTATTAATGTTGTTTATTTTGCACTTTTTTCTTTTTCGTAACAATATGACTTTAGAAAATATTTCGTTTATGTAAAGTAATACTTACCGATACCAAACCAAATGGATGACTTTTCATTAAGCAGTTTACAAGAGTCGCGAAACGAGTATTGTTCAAGATTAATTACATTGTTGACGCCATGTATAATCGATGGCGTAAAATCAATTTTTGATGAGTCGTGGAAGTTGTGTATCGAAAATGATGAAAAACCTAAATATTTAATGACGTTCCAGAATTTCCTGACGAGAGTTCCAAAGTGGAATCCAAATATTATTTCACAAGAGTGTGCAAGAATTAAGGAGAAAAGCAATTGTTCATATATTCCTGACCTTATAACGTGTGTTCATATTAATCAATTAAAAATGTTGTCATGTATGCGGGTAGGTACAAAACAAAAGAAAGTGAATATCAACGTTCCAAATCTAGAGGATTTTATTCATAAAGTTTATATTAATGCGGCGAGAAAGATTTATACCAATGTGTATTTATTTGAGAATGGAATCACGCAACTAAAGTTGCAGAGAAATGCAAGAGATCTTGAGATTCTTATTCGTGAATGTGTAGTTCAAACTATTCGCGAGAATATTCCCGTAGAAGAGTTGTTAAAATTATATATGACTGAAACAATAGAAGATGCAATTGAAGTTCACGAGAAAGATGAAATTATTTCTCAGGAGCCTATTATTCAAGATAAAAGTGGTGGAAATGGTGAAGGTGGTATAGGTGCAGCAGGCAGTATGACAAATCCTAGTTTCGAAGAATCCGAAAAAATATCAAAAGAAGAAAAGGAAAAACTTGAAATGATTAAAGCGGCGAGTGATAGCACCAGCAACGCAAATGGGAATGTAAGTTTTAATATGGATAACAACCAAGTTATACCAATACCCCCGAATGAAAATAAACATAGTTCACATGATGATAGTTACAACGATGATAATGACTATGATATCGATGACGATGATGATGATGATGATGACGATGGGTATGCTGAAAATGTGAAACTAAAAATCGGCGGTAATGTTGAACTAAGCGTTGACCCATTCCCAGCAGATAGCGATAATGGTTCTGGATTGGGAACGGATGATGGAAATGGCGATAGTGACGTAGAACTTACGATAGACGAAATTCCAATGATTGATGGGTATTAAGAAAAATATAGAACTACTTTAAAAACTTTTTAGAATTTTTTAGAACTTTTTAGAACTTTTTAGAACTTTTTAAAGATATTTATTCGTATAAAAGCGTAATAGATTATTCCTTTATAGATTAGAATAGTAAAAACATGGATAGCAATCTTTACATATCGGCCGCGGCAGTCGCTTGTATATTTCTTTTAGCAAAGTTTATTGACTTTCGTTTTATTTCAAAACCATCCTCCGAAGATGGCGCTGGAGGAAGTAGTGGTGTAATGAAAACCGCTTTGCGTGATGCAGTCCTCGTTTTCGTTTGCTATATTTTAGGATACTATATCATAAAACAATTTTATGAAACACCGGCCATTTTAGGAAACACGAAACCAGAAATATTTACTGGCGATGCCGGGTTTTAAGTGTAATGTGCTGCACCACACCGCACCGGATCATATCAGATCGGATTATCTAGTCTATTAAATTATTTATACATGTCGTAAATAATTTAACATAACATCACGCTGCACCACATCGCACCACACCAAGTCTAGTGTCTAATCCGTATAGGAAGGCAGTTTATCAATATTCACAATACGATTTGTAGGCTTTATTTTCTTTTTCGGCACTTCATAGTCTATGAACATAGGTTTCGCAAGTTGTGCTTGGGGTGTGTGTTTGTGCACACTTCGCGCAATCATTTTATACAACTTAAAATCCGGATACCTCTCTTCTCCGTTTGTTTTATACAAAATATTCCTATTCTGGTCATCAGTTACCCACTCCACTATTAGTTTCGCAATCGGATTACTTTTGCATACTTTAGCAACATCTCCCATATTGTCAATAAAGTAGTCAAAAATAGAACACCCCAAACGAGACAAATCAAAACTGAAATTCGGTTCTAATCTTGGCTTCTTATCATTGAAATAGGGTTCGATGTTATATTGTGTGGCGGCATCACCTGTAGCACTAAAACTATCACTGCAGATTACGCGTCCTTTATATTTATAAATTGCGCGACCAAAGTCGATAATCTTGAAAATGCGGTGGTATGTAGGGACGCGGTAATACTTTTTATTAAAGAGATAATACACATACGTTTTATCTGTATGAACAAACATGACGTTATTGGTATGAAGGTCATTATGTGTAAATCCAAATACTTTTTGGTATGTAATAAGTGTCATAATAACTTGCATAAGCGCTGATTTCCATTCATCATCGCTCATTTCTTCCTCTCCCATCATAAGCGAGTCAAGTGTATTATCGCATTTTTCGAGCATAATAGCAGAAACAGGAAAATCTTTAATTACTGACCACAAAGTTTCATCTTCATCATAATAGTCTGCATCCTCGTCACCTTCATCGCTTTCACCGCTTTCACCGCTTTCACTTACATCATCATTTTTATTGTATTTTTCTTTTATATTTTTCTCTCCTTTCTCTCCTTTCTCTCGTTTGTCTGTAACATCCACCCCATCTCCTCCATCACTATCACTACACGATGTATAAGAAGAACGTGATGAACAAGAGTCATCATCGATTCCATCATCTAATACACCAGTGCTGCCACCACTATGCTCTACATAATTATCCATATCACTAATAGCGTTACTATCATTATCACTATCGCTATGATAAGCTTTTAAATGAATATTTGAATCTGTAATAGCACTATTATTATTCTCACCGAGGTCATTTAGCATCATCATCGAGTCTAAATTTAAATCGGTTAAGCATACAGAGTCACACGTATGTGTGGTTGTGGCAAAAACTGCATTCAGTTCATTGTTTATAGTATTAAAATCATCATGAATAATATACTGGTTATCAGATATATCGTCACCTGCGCCGCTACCAGCACCACCACTAACACCGCTACCAGCACTACCACCCACACCACTAACATCACCACCATTTACTACTTTTATTTTAACACGCCGATTGCGTGTATTATTTCTAGGTTTTACTTTTCCCATGGAGTCTAAACTAATGCAGTCATCGTTATCGCTACCACTATTGCTACCGCTTCCATTTTCACCATAATCATAATCTTCATCTTCAATCGTAAATAGTGCATCTTTGTTTTTAATAAAAAATGGATTTTTATCTAAATAGTCAATATCATCTATAACATTGTAATAAAAATCGGTTTTAACACCATTAAAAGAACCATAAAAATCGAGTCCATGAATAAACTGATGATGATTTAAAAGCTGACTTGATAAATAAGAAAAAAAACTATCAACATAAGATGAATTATTTTTGTCATTTACTTTTGGAAGACCAGATAAAGGAAGAATTTTGGATAGTTTTGGAATAGATATTACATCATTCTCGAGACTAGCACTGGCATCCAATGTTGCGGTTGCATATTTGCCAGACAAGTATTTTAGCGGGTCAAGTAAAGGGGAAAACTTTATATATATCGGTTTATGTTCAATCATAAGGGAGTTTTCTTTACTTTTGAATGTATCTATAACCCCTGCTTGAATATTATTTCTGTCAACTATACCCGAAAGACATGATACATAATACCGCTGGTTTAAATTAAAAGAATTATAGTTTGTCTCATTCATGTTAAAATAACTTTCGTATATTGGTATATAATTTGTGGTATTTCGCAATTGGATTTGGGATGTTTCTAAAGAATTAAAAAAATCCTCATTATCTACTTTCCTATAATATAGTGAAAAATAGTTGTCACTGGGGGTATCGGTGGTAGTTGTGGTTGCAGTGGCGGTTGTTAAAGCATCTACTTCCTTTCCTTCAATATCAATCTTCATCTTCTAGTATTTAATAAATTAAATACATAATTTTATTACATTTTAAACTAATAATATCTATTTGTCTATTTGTCTATTTGTCTATTTGTCTATTTGTCTATTTGTCTATTTATTGCGTTGTATATTTTATATTTTTTAATTTGTATTATAATATATAGTTACAACACATTCACAATCATAACAACAAATACATATAAAAAAATATAATATAATATAAAAATGAGTGTTGGATTAGAATTAGCCAAATTCGATATGAGGTCGATTAGTTTTAGACCTGATGAAAATAAAGGTCCTGTTATCGTTCTTATTGGTCGTCGTGATACAGGTAAAAGTTTTTTAGTGAAAGATTTGATGTATTACCACCAAGATATTCCTATTGGTACTGTTATATCTGGCACAGAGGCAGGCAACGGATTCTTCGGTGAACACGTCCCCAAGCTTTTTATCCATGATGCATATAATACCGCTATTATTGAGAATATTTTAAAACGACAAAAAGCAGTTTTAAAACAAATGAAGAAAGAGATTGAGACATATAAGAGAAGCACGATCGACCCACGAACATTCGTCGTTTTAGATGATTGTCTCTTTGATAATAAGTGGACAAAGGATGTCATGATGCGTCTCCTCTTTATGAATGGACGTCACTGGAAAGTAATGCTTGTAATTACGATGCAGTATCCCCTCGGTATTCCACCCAATTTAAGAACCAATATTGACTATGTTTTTATTTTGCGTGAGCCTTATATAGGAAATCGCAAAAGAATATATGAAAACTACGCAGGTATGTTTCCGACATTTGAAAGCTTTTGCCAAGTGATGGATCAGTGCACTGAAAATTTTGAATGCCTTGTAATAAACAACAACGCCAAGTCGAATAAACTACATGATCAAATATTCTGGTATAAGGCACAACAACATGGGCCGTTTAAATTGGGCGCGAAAGAGTTCTGGGAAATGTCGAAAGATATTCATTCCGATGAGGAAGAGGAACAATATGACCCATCAAGTATTAAACGCAAAGGCCAGGGGCCGAAGATTCAAGTGAAGAAAAATAAGTGGTGAAATTAG